TGTGTCAACCTCGCCGGCCTGGGTGGCAAGGGCATGCACAGGGCCGGCGTCTGGGCGTGCCCGAGAAGATCAGCGCCCTGGCGGCTCGGCCTTGGCCAACTGCGCGTGGATGTGTTCGATCACCGCCTTGGTGCCGCAGTTGTAGGCCGTCTGGTCGGGCTGGCCGGCCACGAACGGTGCACCGCCGAACAAGCGCGTCAGGTCGTCTAGCACGGCCTGGCCGTCTGCGGTTAGCTCGAACGTGCCGAGGTACTGCTGCGGGGTTGTCATGGGCACCGGCAGGGGCTGGGATCAGGCGGCTTGCTCAAGCCTGAACTGGCGCTCGACAAGCCCGGCGCCGTAGATCGCCGCCGCGTACTGGCCCATCGTGGTGTTCATCAGCCGGCCGGCACGAACTTTGGCGCCGATGTAGTCCATCAACTGCGCGTGCAGGCTGGCCGTCCAGTAACTTGCCGATGGCGCATTCGGGCCAAAGTCATGCCCCATGAATACAGCGGTTGTGCCGTATTTTTCGCAGGCGTCCACTGCAGCCGTGAGCGTTGCAAGATCAGGCCCGGAACTGTCCATATAGGCGGTCTTCATGGAGTAGACGCCGCGCCCCAAGCCAGCCAAGTGGAAGTTGTGCCGCAAATTGTCAACGCCACGCGCAATGCGCAGCCCCTCGGCGCGAAGCGTGTCAATCAGCGCCTGCGTGTGACCACCCTGGACGTATGGGTGGTAATCGCAGGATGCCGTGCCGCCCAAGATGCCACGCAAAGCCGCCAGACTTGTCCTGTAGTCGGTCTGATACTGGGATGCGGTCTGGCTCCCGCTGATGCCGTCGTTGAATCGCGTATTGGCAACTTGGTGCGGGGCAATTTCGTGCCCAGCGGCGGCAAGGTTTCGGATATCGGTGCTGTTGAGATACAACGTATCGTTGGTGCCGATCAGGTTCTGTTGGAATGCGAAAGAGCCAACCAGCCCATTGCGCAAGAGATCCGGCGCCACGATGCTGGCCCACGAGCGGAAACCATCGTCGTAGGTCAGCATCACCACGCCAGTCCCACGCGGGGGGATGACAACCGCATCGACCCACACGTTCGCAGCAGTTGCCGCCGTGTTAGTGATGCGAATCTTGGTGTCGTTCAGGGTATCGGTGCCATGCACGAATGTGGCGCTGCTTGCCTGCCGCAGCGGCCCCGCCGCTAGCGGAAACTCCCCGTTGTACCTGGCCACATCGCTGGAGTTGAACTGATAGCTTTGCTGACTGAACCGGCCATAGCCGGTTGTGCCCGCATAGACGGCAATCTGTTGGATCGCGGTGAAGTCTTCAACCCACACGCGCCACAAAATGTGGTCATCAAACGTGCCCAACCCCAGGCCGGAAAGCTGGACCTCGGCCCAGGTTGTGCCAGCAGCCAGCGCGACCTTGAGCGCCGGTCGGCCAAAAGGGCTGGCCGCGTCGATGCTGATCGTCGCCGCTGTGCCGCTGTTGGCGTATGCAGCGCCGATCTGGTCAGAAAACCGCTTCAGGACTGAGGTGCGCCGCGCCGACTGAGACATCAGCGGCGCCAAAATCCCACCCCCTGACACCAGGGCTGCGATTGCGGCCTGCTGCGCAGTCAGCGTAATGTCAACCACCCACGGCGGCCCGGAAATGTTCATCGGCATGTTCTGTCCTTTACGCCGTCGCGGCGCGCTTGAATGCTGCGTCTGCGGCCATGCCCTGCACTTGCTGGGCCTGTGCCGCCTGTGCCGCCTGTTGCTCGGCCTGCTGCTTCGATTCGCGGTAGAGCTTCAGCGCCTTCTCGTCGCGCAGCACCTTGGCCGGGGCGCCCAGGCCGTCGGACGCGATGCGCAGTGACTCCTCGGCGTCGATCAGGTCGAGCGCCTCGGGCTTGCCCGTCTGAGCCATCAGGCCCGCAAGGCTGATGAGCCGCTCGGTCGCGCTCACATCCTCCAGCTTCTGCGCACGGGCCAGCGGCGACTGGTAGCGCACGCGGAAGACCTCACCCGCCAGGCTCTCGGGTGCATCGTCCAGCACCACTGGACCCGGCGCCCCGCCCAACTCAGGGCGCCCACGCCGGTACATCAGGCCGAACACCCGCTCGATGGTGGGCGCCAGATCCTCGGACTGGAAGCGCCCGAACAGCGGGCCCAGCAGTTGGCGGATGAGCGCCACCCGCACATGCACCTCGGTAGCCGTCATCGCCGGGCCGTCCTGCGGCTGCAGTTGGTCAGCCATCAACAGCTTGCGGATTTCGGCGCGCATCTGGTCGGCTTTGGAAAAGCTGACGTTGAAGTCCGCACCAGAGGGCAGCGGCTTGATGCTGTCCACGCTGTTGGCCACGATGACCGAGCCGCCGCGCACCTTGACCGTGCGGGGGTTCAGCACGCCGTCATCCTCGGCCACGTACACACCAGCCGCAGCACGCGCCACGGCGACAGCCTCCAGGCGCAGCAGTTCGTTCAAGCTGCGGATGGTCGGCAGCGCGTTGGCAACCGGCCCGATGGCGTATGCGCTGTTCGGCAACTGCACCCAGCGCGGCACGATCACCGGGCTTTCGTGATAGCCGGACTCCCGCACTTCCTGCTTGCTGCTGCACTCGATGTGCACCGATGCCACCGGCAGGTTGCGGGCCATGCGCGAGCCCGGCGCCGTGTTGCTGCGCGGGTAGATGCAGTGCATGAACTCATGCTTGGCGTCGGGCTTCAGCACGGCGTCGGTGCGAACCTTCTCGCTGAGCCGCTCCTCGCCGTATTCGCTCATGGCCTGCTCAGCGCTCAGCGTGAACTTGCGAAACACCGTGTCGATCCGCCCGCCCGGCTTGCTGGCTGCGATCCGGCATTGACTCAGCGGCCACTGCTGGAACATCAGCCGCCCGCTGTCGGCGTCCTCGTCCACGTACAGCACGAACCAGCCAGCGCACACCGAGTCAAGCACGCACTCGAACTTGGCCGAGTCGTAGTTCGCCCCGTGGATGGCTTCCCACATCGCCTCAGCGGCTTCACCGAGCCAGCGCTTCTCGTCGTCGGACTCCTCGCCCACATCCATGGCGAACCACACCGAGTTGGCCGGGGTCATGCCAGAGATGACCGACGACGTGAGCAGCCTGGCCGCGTCGGTGGCCGTGCTGTCCATCAACTCGGCCTTCTTGTTCTGCGCTGACTGGGCGTCGATGTGATCGCCCTGCAGACCGTCTGCACGCTCGGGATAGGTGGCCTCGAAACAGGCCCGCCACACCGCCACATGCCGCTGATAGTCGGCATCCATGGCGCCCCAGCGCCGCATGAGGCGGTCGGCGGTGTCGCTCACAGGATGACCTGACCCGAGCCGCCGCCCATCTGTGCGCGGCCCATCAGGCTGGTGGTGGATCGGCTGGCGGTGCCCTGGTCGGTGGCGGGTGCGCCGCTGCTCAGCAGGCTCTGCTGCCGGCGCCGCTGCGTGGCTGCGATGCGGGCGTTGGCTGATTGTGCCGCCCTGGCCTCGGCTGCGGCACGCTCGGCTGCAGGGTCGGGGCTTGAAGATCCGCCGCCCTGGTTGCTCATCACCTTCGCAGGGCCAGCGCCGAGCAGCATGGTCATCGCGTCACACATGGCACACCTCAGCGCAGCGGGGGACGAGGAGCCTCGGCCGGGCACACCCAGCCCTGGCGGGTCAGCACCGGGCCGGTGATGGCCTTGGGGTCGATGTCGATGGCGTTGGGCAGCCCATCGTCGGCCGCAGGCTGCGCGGCTGCCGCATCGGCGGGGGTGTCATCGGCGGCTGCGGCTGCAGCGCCTGGCGTGCGGATGGTGCGGGCCATGGGTGGATGTGCGGTAGGGTTGAACCGCCCGCACTCTGCCCCCCGCATGGGGTCGGAATCCCGTCAGGAGAAGCTGCGCAGCATCTGCGACACGCTGGGCACGGCCTTGGTCATCGGCGCGTCGGCCAGCTTTGCACCGCACCGCACGCACCACAGCGCCAGCAGGCAGTGCCCGGCCCAGTACGGCGGCTCGCTCGGCGCGTCGGGGTTCAGGTAGCCGTACAGCGTGCTTTTCCCAACCTCCACCTCGTCAGCGATCTGCTGCATCGACATGCCAGCGGCCTGCAGGTTGGACAGAATGCGCGCCCAGTCGATGCGGCGGGCTCGGTTGACTGGCGGTGTCGTCATAGTTTTCGCCTATCAAATGCGCGTGCGCGATAGTAGGCTTTACTCATGCAGTCACCTCCTCGATCCAATCCACCGTTTTCCGGTCGCGCTCCACAGCCGGCTGCTTCTTTGGCCTGAGCAGTTCCGCCCGCTTTGCGCACTTTGGCCCGATGACGAGCCGGCCTAGCATGGCTGCGGGCTTGTCGAGTGGGCGATTGCACATAGCGCACTTCACGGCAGTCTGATTTCGTTCGTTGCCGGCAGTTGCATCAGCCACGTAGCCACCAGCGGCCTGGGCTTCCCGTCGCGCCGCTGCGGTGCAAGTTCTGCCCTGCCCTCTACCCATGCGCGGCCGGCGTCGGTGAGTTCCCACACATGCGTGAAGTGGCGGCGGGTTGCGCGCACCAGGCCAAACTTGCGGGCATCGCGCAGCCCTTTGTAGGGGTCGGCGCCGCTTGCGTCCTGTGCAAACTCTGTGCGCTGCATTGGTCGCCCGGCTGCGTACAGTTCGCGTGTGACGAGTTTCCAGCCGCTCATGTCAGTGCCCCTATTGCGGTCAGTGCGCCTTGAACATCCGTCACGGTTGAAACTGGCCCGCCGCGCCAGTCCAACATGAACGACTTTTGCAGTTCGGTATGGCGCGCTGGTTTTGGGTTGCGCTTGCCTGTCACGGTCTTGACCTCCATCAGCAGGCTCTGGCCTCTGTAGCCGACCAGCAGATCAACGGGCAATCCGATGATCCAGACCGATGCGCCGGCCTGCCTGAGTGCGGCCACGATTTCGGCTTGGTTGGCATCGACGCGGGCTGCGTGCCTCATCCGATCCACTCCCGAGCCTGCTTCGGCTCGACCGGCTGCACTGCTGCGCTGTACGGAACATGCATGCGCCACAGTGGTGCGGTGCAGTCGGCAACGTGGGCACCAGCCGGCACGCTGAAATCCCCGATCCACATGCCGGGCTTGTACGCAGCATCCCGGCGTGCGCAGGGTTGCGGGTGGCGGCAGGCGCTGGCGGTGCACTTCTTGCCGTCTGACAGCCATAGCGGCTTCATGCCGCGCCCCCGTTGGTAGCCTTCAGGATGGCGGCATCAACCATTGCGCCAAGGTCTGCGCCCATCATTGGATTCGCTGCGCGGACGGCTTGAAGCACGGCCAGCAGATCAGGCGCGGCGGCAATAAGGTTTCGGTTGGCCTCGGCCACATCCCAGTCCCAATGGTGTTCAATCAGCGGCGAATGCGCGCCGTATGGCTTGCGGTCGTCTTCGGCCTTGAGGATTTCGTCTGCCTCCCTCTCGCCGCCCCAAAGTTGATTCGGACCAACCCAGCGCCACGGCCCAGGCGTGTGCTTTGCGCTCATGCCTGCCCCCTCAGTTGCTGCCATTGCCGGGAGAACTCACCCACAACCACGGCACCGGGCGGCAGTTGATACCGGGCGTCGAACTTCGGCGTGTCGTCGCGGATGATCTTGGCTTTGGAGTAGTCCACCGCTCCCCGGATGTCGCTTGGCGTGCCCTTCAGCACCACCGGGGCGGGTTCTGCCGGCTTCGGCTTGATCGCCTCAAACTTCGGACTCGGCTTCGGCGGTGCTTTGCGCGGCTGCTGGGCCTTGCTCTTGAGCCGTTCACCGATTGCCACCAGCCGCTGCTGCCTGCGTTCTTCACGCGCCTCGCGTGCGGCCTGGCGGATTTGTTCCTTCTTGCTCCGGGGCCGGTGCGGGTTGTTCTCCCACGCTTTCACGCCTGCGGTGTGCCACTCACTCGGAACCAGCGGCGGCAGCGCTTCCCAGTTTGCCGCCCGTTCAGCGCTGTCGAAGTAGCGCAGGCGCGCCCCTGCCCTGTCGGCGCGGAAGATTCGCCCTTGACCCTCCATCGCCCGGGTGTGCTTGCCCAGCGAGGAAAGCTCGATCCGCACAAACTCCATCATCTGAGCCGCTGACGCACCCTCTGGCGCTTTGGTCAGTTGGTGCAGCCTGTCCCTGATCGTGGGCGGGGCAGCAGCACGCTTTTCAGCCCGCTGGCGAGCTTTTTCCGCCTTGGCTGCGGTGAGGGTAGCCTCGCGGGCTTTGCGCTTCTCTCGCGCCCGTTCTGCGCGCCGTTCGTGGGCGTTGGCCCACTCCGCTTGCTTGATGCGCGCCAGAGCCATCGGGAACCAGCCAACAATGCCGCCTTCGATGTAGACCGGCGCGGCTTCCCCGAAAGCGCTGATCCTGCTCAGTGCGTTCTTGGTGTGGCTGATGCTGTAGCAGGCTTTGTCCATCAGTTGCCGCATCGTCAGGCCAGGGTGGGCGTTGATGAGTTCGATCAGCTTGATGACGGCCTTGCTGTCGCGTTCGATTGGTTGTCGCTTCACTTTCTCTCCTTGAATGCCGGGCACCTTTGCGGCAGTTGCGCCAGCGTTGTCCCGATTTCGATTGATGCCCACGGACTCAGCCCGGCGGCTTTGGCTTGCATGCACCGGCCTGCGCGTAAGTGCTGGCATTGGCGGCAGGTCACACGGTCGTCAGTCATCGCCCGCCAGTTCCCGCGTCACGTTGCGCACCGACATGCCTGCAATCGCCTTGAGTCGCGCCAGCACTTCAGGGCTTGGCTTGGTGCCGCCGCGTTCATCCCGCAGGCGCAGCACTTCGCGGGCATCGGGCACCGTGTTGGCGAACTGTTCGCCCAGCTTGCGGAAAGCGGTAGCCGTTGGCGGGAAGTCAGGCGGCAGATTCGCCAATGCAGCCTTGATGGCTTCGTTGCTCATGCCGTCCAGTTCATCCGCCCAATCGGCTTGGATCGCGGCTTGATCGATGCCGGCCCACTTCGACAGCCAGGCCGAGCCGTAGCGGACGGTCAGGCGTTGATGGATTCGTTCAACGTAGGGCAAGGGGAGCGGCATTGGTTGCCTCCATGTCGATGTAGTCAAACTCGGCAGCAGATGACTTCGGGTTCATCCACTTCGCGGCTTCAGCCTCTTTGCGGCTCATGGCATCGGGCCGCTCGTTGGCAACGTACTTGGCATCAAAGCCCTTCCAGCCCCGCGCCATCACCCGTTCAGCCGCTGCCTTGGGCGTCCATCCGGCTTTTCGGCTTTCGGCCAAGTGATCCGCCCACGCCCTCGCAGTCAACGGCGCCTTGACGCGGGACTTGTGGGCAATGAACTCGGCAGCAGTCGCATCATCGAAACCGGCAGCAACCAACGCAGAGACAGGCGCGCACTCGGGCGCGCTCTTACGCTTCTTTGATGGTTCTACTGATGGTTCATTGATGGTTCTGGGTGCGCCGTTTGCGGGGGTGGGGTGCGCCGTTTGCGGGGGTGGGGGTGCGGTAACTGCGGGGGTGGGGTGCGCCGTTTGCGGGGGTGCGGCTGCTGCGGGGGTGCGCCAATTGCGGGGGTCTGCAATCCAGTAGACGGTGCTGCGCCCGGTGCGGAACTCGCGCCGCATGTAGCCTTCACGCTCAAGCAACGCAATAGCGTCCTGCACGGTGCGCTCCCCTGCGCTGCACTTCTCCATGAGCGTGGGCACGGACGGATAGCACTCGCCCTGATCGTTAGCGCAGTCGCACAAGGCCAGCAACACCAGCTTCGGCGTTGACTTGATTGGCGCCTTGAATGCCGCGCTCATGAGAAGAATGCTCACGCTGCGGGCGCCTTGATCTTGTTCCAGCAGATGCCGCAGAAGTACTTGAAGCAGGTGGCCTCGCTGTACGGCTTGACGGCAATCGCCCGCTCCATCGATTCCAGAACGTCAACCATGCCCATGCGCTCGACAAACTTCTTGATGCTGGCGAAGTCAACCTTCTTGATGCCGTCAAGCGAGAAGTGGTCGATGAACACATCAGCAACGGTCCAGCAGTCAGCCTCTACGCGGTCCTTCTTGGCGCGCAGAACTTCCTGATAGCCCTCAAGCTGGGCTTCTTGCTCGGCAACCAGCGCAGCCTTGTCGGCCAGCGACTGCGGCACCGATGCCAGGTCACCAGCGCCCTTGCCGCGATTGCAGTCAAAGCAGGCGGCAACTAGGTTGTCAATGTCGTTGTCACCACCCAAGGCAACCGGCTTGATGTGGTCAACCTCAAGGATGGCTTCGGGCGGATGCGCGCCGCAGTATTGGCACTTGAAGCCATCCCGCTTGAAAACGTCAAAGCGGACCTTCTTGCTTAGGCTCTTGCGCTCGGCCATGTCAGGCGGTCCACTTCGTCGGCTTCACCAGCCGATAGCTTTTGAACCGCGCACCGTTCGACACCACCCACTTGTCCACGATGGTGTGGCCGGCTGCGCGCCACTCGCTCACGCGCTGGCTGATGGTGGCGATGCCGCACAGGCTCAGTGCGTCGATGTGCGTCATCCAGCGCTTGCCCAACATGGCGAAAAGCGCGGCTTTCTTGGTTGCTGTGGTCACTGTGTTTCGCTCCATGCTGTTGATCTGCACATTCACTGCGCGGGGGATGTCGCTCTGCCAATGCCATAGACGGGCGACTTGTCAAGGCGCAAGATGAACTTGCCATGACGCATATCACGCACTCCAAAAAGTTGGACGCCCGACGCGGCAACATCACGCGCCGGGTCGTCCAAAAGGCCCCGGCCTTGTGTGCGGGGAGAGGTCGCACAGGCCACGCCGTAGGGGCGCACCGAGGGGGCCAGGAGAGCGGTCATGCGGCAGTCGCTGCGGGCTTTTGCTCGGGTTCTGCGGGCGGCGCACTCAGATCAACCAGCGGGCGCCCCTTGGGGTGCGGCCAGCGGCGATCCTTGACGCGCACCCAGACGACATCCGGGCGCATTTCCTCGCATGTCACGGCGCCATCGGTGGCGCGTTCGATTGCAAGGCAGCGAGGTGCCGGGACTTGGCGGGCGCCAGTATCGGCAGTCCACTGCGACACAAGGGCGGGCGGAATGCCTAGCGTCTTTGCCAGCTTCGCGGCTGCGCCGGCTGGTTCGGTGTAGGTCTTCAGGTCCATAGGCGGTGATCTTAGCGCACCGCTACCTTTCACCGCAAGCACTTTCCGTAGCCTGACGCTAACGGCCCGTTACACCGCACTTCTACGATGCGCGCATGTCTACCGTGGCCGAAATCCGCCGTGCTAATCTGAACCTGCTGTTAAAGGAGGTGGGAGAAGGCCGGGGTGATGCCGCAAAGCTCGCACGATTGACGGGCGTGAAGGCCCCGACCATCTCCCAGTTGCGCCGCCTGACCTACTACCCCAACGGGGTGGAAAGGACGATGGGCGACGACATAGCACGCAAGCTGGAACACGGTATGGACAAACCGCTTGGATGGATGGACCACCCGCACGACACCACCCGCACCATGGATGAAGTCGAGTTCTTGCGCACCTATCGCGCACTGACCGCAGAGCAGCGCGAGCACCTGGCCGCGACGGCGGCGCTGTTCGCAAAGAACAACAGCCCGCCCACGCCGCAGCCGGCCCTGCCTGTTCCTCCACGACAGCGACACTAGACCTTCACGCCACGCTATCTTTGCGCTAAGATCCTGCCTGCCATTGGGTAGGACCTTGGCGCGCAACTGTTTTTGAAGCCCTTGAGCTTCTGCCGTTGACCCCTGAAAAGGGGCCGTGTCCTACCCACGGACGGCAGAGCCTCAAGGGCTTTTTCGTTTCCGGCGCCAGCGGGCGCGCAGCGTGGCAAAGCGTGCAGGGCCTTGAATCGGGCCACACCGCAGAAAGACCGGCCACCCTACCCCGGGTGCGTTGCCGTCCGACCTCTCAGCGAGGGATCGGGGATGGACCGGCGAACCTAGGGTGATGACAAGCGCCGGCCCGGATTGAATCGCTGCCTCATGGGTGCGCTGGGCCGAAAGGCTGGGCGGGGAGATGACAGACCATGCGCTGTCACCCCTTGGGGAACCCATCCCCGGAGTTGAGGGGTAGGCGCGACCCTCACAAACTTTTGCAGAAAGTTAGCGTGGGGCTATTGCAATGTTCTTAGCGCTGCGCTACATTCTCTCCATCGGTTCAACGAACCAGCACACAGGAGAGCAGAGATGAACGCAGCAACCTTCGCAGACGGCACCACGGTTACCCACACCAGCAAGCGCGCTGCCACCGTTGCATGGCGCCTGGTGTACCCGAGTGGCCGCATTGAGGCGGGCAACGGCACCGGCCAGCGTTTTGCCTTCAGCAAGGACGCCGCCACCGCAGAAAAGTCTGCCAAGTCCACCGCTGCCTTCTTTCGCAAGTACGGCACCGACAAGCGCGAAGGCGGCGCCCCGCGTATCGAAATCGTCGCCGCCATCTAACACCCCACAGGAGCGCACACCATGTCCGCTTTGCTCACCGCCCTCCGCACCCGCCAGCCGCTGCCCACAGCCAAGCCGGCCCAGCACCGCGCCGACACCGGATGCAGCCAAGTCGAACTCGGTGAACTGACCGTGTTGGCCTACTACGAGGCTTGCATGGTCGGCGCTGACGAACACATAGAAGTGACCGAGATCAGCGCCAACGGCTACACGGTGCCGGCTTACATGATCGCGGCGGATGTTCTGGAAGCGTGGTGCGCTGAGATCAAGGCCGAGCGTGCAAGTGATGCGCGCATGGCCCGCGAGGCTGCTGAATACGCCCGCTGGGAGGCCGCGCAATGAACAACATCGAACTTGAGCCGGCACGCTTCGGCATCACCGGCATGCCCTGCGGCGCAACCCAGCACCTGCGCGCTGGCTTCAGCCTGAGCGACATGCAGCCGCTTGATGCTCCCGAGATGTCGCCGCGTGGCAGCGTTACCTGCGGCCACCTGAAGGATGACGGCACGCACTACGCAGGCACCACGCTGACCCTGTGGGAGCGCATCCGCTTTGAGGTGCTGGCATGAACAGCGCCTACATCGTGCTGTGCCTCAACGCCCAGCAGCAAGCGCAAGACGAAGCGTGGATTGCGTACCTCGCCAACGTGCCGATGTCGTGGCTGCCATGAACAGCCGCACCACATGGGCCGACTGGCTCGCCGCCATCGTCATCGGTTTGGTTCTCGGCGCCATTGCCGGCGCTGGCTTCTAGGAGCATCACATGGCATTCCCTCAAGTCGATACGCCGTCCGGTGGCCCGCTGACTGCCGATGACTTCAAGCCCGTGCCCGCTGGTTGCGGTCAGCAGCGGTGGCCCGAGCGTCGCGTGAACTGGCCCGACACCGTGCCCACGGATCACGCACCGATGCCCGCAGAAGCCTGCACCGACATCGGCGCGGATTCTGACCCTTACGACGACACCGCCCTGATTCGCGGGCTGATGTCGGCAATCGCAATCACCGCAGTCATCGCCGCAATCGTCGCGGTGGCTGTCTAGTCAACCGGGGCGAGGCAAGCGCCTGAGCGCGGGGGCCTGCTTTCAGCGAGTGTGCCGGTAGCCCAGAGCATCGCGCAATAGCCCGGCTGCACCGGGGCGCCCCGACCCATCACCAAGGAGAACCACATGAGCGCACTTGCTCAGATTCAGGAAACGCCCGTTGTGGCAAGCAGCGTGACAACGCCGGTTGATCTGCTGCGCATGGCCGTGCAGTCGGGCGCCGACCTCGACAAGTTGGAGCGCCTGATGGCGCTGCAGGAGCGGTGGGAGAAGTCAGAAGCAGAGAAGCAGTACAACGCCGCCTTTGCCGCTTTCAAGGCGGAGGCCGTCAAGATCGTCCGCGACAAGCTCATCAGCGCCGGCCCGTTGAACGGCAAGAAGTACGCGAGCCTGCAAGCCGTCATCGAAGCCATCACGCCCGCGCTGACTGCGCATGGCCTGTCGGCATCGTGGAAGCTCACCAAGGATGAACCCGGCTGGCTGGAAGTCACCTGTGTGCTGAAGCACGTGGGCGGGCACGCTGAAACGGTGTCGATGGGTGGCCCGCCTGATGCCGGTGGCGCCAAGAACGCCATTCAAGCCCGCGCCTCGACCGTCAGCTACTTGGAGCGCTACACGCTCAAGGCCATCTGTGGCGTGTCTGAACAGGACGACGACGACGACGGCAACAGCGCAGGCCCCGGCCATCCGTCTGTGGGTGGACCGCGCCCCCCGGTGGATCGCACGATGCTGATGAAGGTGCGCCGCGCTATTGCCGACAAGTTGGCGAACGGCACAGACATGGGCGCTTATCAGGAGTGGGAAGAAGCGCAGGCCATCAGCGAAGACTTCGCAAAGGACGTTTGGGCCGGACTGACTTCCGACAACCGCGAAGCCATCCGCAAGCTGGCACAGGAGTTCAACGCCAAATGAGCTACGACAACACCAACAGAGGCGCCCTGTTCAAGAACGAAGGCGAACGCAAGCGCGAGAACGGCCCCGACTATTCGGGCAACCTGAATGTCGGCGGGCAGGAGTTCTTTCTTGATGCGTGGATCAAGACAAGCCAGAACGGGCGCAAGTTCATGTCCGTCAGCGTGAAGCTCAAGCAGCAGCAGGCAGAGCAACAGCAGCCGCCGCGCCGGGGCCGTGCCGAGTCTGAGCCGCCGTTCTGATGGGACCGAGCAAGCCGCCAACCAAGACTGAGCGCGATTGGATGGCCCGCGCTGCTGACTTCGGCTGCGTGGCTTGCCGCAAAGACGGGCACCAGACGCCGGCCAGCATTCACCACATCGTGCAGGGCAATCGGCGGTTGGGGCATCTGTTCACCCTGCCACTCTGCCCGCTGCACCATCAAGGCGACGGGCGCCAGGTGCCATCGGTTCACTTCACAAAGCGCACGTTTGTGCAGCGGTACGGCAGCGAGTTGGAGCTACTGGCCGAGCTACAGATTGAGCTTGGCATCTATGACAAGGTGACGCAGTGAAATTCATCCTTGCACACGAACTAGCCCGCCGCCGCGCAATGGCTGCGGTAGCCGATGCGCCGGCCGGCTGGGTCATCAGCGTGACAGAGCCGCGCCGTGGCCTTGCCATCAATGCAGCACTACACGCCAAGCTGACCGAGATTGCACAAGCCCGGGAGTGGGCCGGCAAACGGTGGGATGTGGAAACGTGGAAGCGCCTTCTCACTGCCGCATGGGGCCGCGCTACGGGTCAAGCCGTGGTGATGTTGCCGGCGCTGGATGGTGCGGGCGTTGACATCGTGTTTCGGCGCACATCCGAACTGACGCAAGCCGAGTGCCGCGATCTGCTGGCGTTTATCGAAGCATGGGAAGCAGAAACCGAGGAAACGGCATGACAACCCCCACCCTGCGCGAAGCCGCGACAGATGCGCTGCGCATCTTCGACTGGCTGCACCGCCGCTCGATCTACGGCGACACCGACATGGCGACCGTACATGCCAATCTGCGCGCCGCCCTAGCGCAGCCAGCGCGGGTGCCGCTGACGCCAGATCGCGTGAATGCGATCCTGACAGGTGCGGGCTACAACCGCGCAGACGCAGCAGCGCGGAGCGACTTTATCAACGGGCTGCGCCACGCAGAAGCCGCCCACGGCATCGTGCCGGCGCCCACCACCGGGGAGGGGCAATGACCCACGAACTGAAGCCGTGCCCGTTTTGCGGCAGCACGAACCTCATCACCGAAAACGCCCGCGACTTCATCGCCTGCGGAGACTGCGCCACCGAGGGGCCGTGGGTTTGCGGCCAGGGCAGCACGGAGAGCATCGAAGCCTGGAACCGCCGCGCCGCTCCCAGCGTGCCCAGCGGGGAGCCTGCCGGCATTGAAGACGAGCCCGACGCGCTGACGATTGCCTACATGATGGGCGCCGCATCGGCCAAACGCGCCCCGCAGCCAGCCCCAGCAGGGTGGCGACCGATTGAGACGGCGCCAAAGTCTGCATTGATGGGTCAGATTCTGACGTACCGCCACAACAGCCCGAACTGGACAAAAGGCGGCGGAGGTGGACCGCACTTCCAAACATCCTTTTGGTCGGCCAGGCACGAACTGTGGGTGGGTTGGCCTTTGAACATCCAGCCAACGCACTGGATGCCACTTCCCGCCGCACCGGCAGCACCCGGGGGCGAAGCGGGGCCTAACGTGGCCGGTAACCGGACCGTTGCGGCTTGCCGCAATGGGTCCGGTTGACTGGCGTGTTAGGCCACTGGTTGATAACTGAGAGGGACTATGAAAGCAACCTACATCGAAGTTTGCGCCGAAGTGCGCTACTGGGAAGATGCAACCGTGAACGGCGCCGAGGACAAAGAAGGCGCGCTCATTCCCTTCCGGGAAGGCCGCTACTGGACGCCGACGATTCGGCTGGCGGATGGCCTGGTGATGGACTGGCCGCAAGGGACCACGGCAGACATTCACTACAAGGTGTGTGACGCGGGCGAATACTGGCTTCTGGACGACGAGCGCGAGCGCGTTGCGAAGTGGGCTGGCTTCTACGTGCCGGGAGGCTTCCTGTGCCACGGCGACAACGGCTATGGCGACTACATCATTTTTAAGGTTGGCGCGGATGGCCTGATCGAGAAGTACAGCGCGCCCGAGATTTGCACGGTCTGCCCGTGTGACGAGGACGATCAATCTGGGTGGGCTGTAGTGGCCTAACGACAGTTAGGCGAACGAGGAAGGCATATGCCCTACATCATGAACGACCGCCCCAAACCACAGAAACTGACGCCGTGGTTTCCGCGCCGCATCAAGCCCGTGCGCGATGGCGTCTATCTGGTGAAGTTCCACCCTGACCTGTACTCGGTGCGCGCAACGTGGCGCCGCAACTCATGGTGGTTCGGTCAAATGAATGCCCGGGCCAGCTACTGGCCGCTGTTTCAGTGGCGCGGGCTGGCACAGGAGCCGCAGCCGTGAGCCTGACACTTGCGCCCGACGAACTAGTGACCCTGACGGGCTACAAGCAGCCCGCTGCGCAGCTTGCCGAGCTTCACCGGCAAGGCTACTGGCGCGCACGCCGAGCGCCGATTACCGGGCGGGTGATCTTGGAGCGCGCACACTATGAAGCCGTGGCGCGAGGGATTGAACAGCAGCCGGCAGACCGCCGCGCCCCGCGACTGAGGGCAGCATGACCCGATCCGACATGCCGCGCCGCGTGTACTTGCGGCACGGCTCCTATTTCTACGTGACGCCTGCTGGGAAATGGCTGAAGCTCTGCCGCGAGCGTGACGGCCTGCCGGCCATGTACCGGGCGCTGGGCCGGATCACCGACAGCGAGGCCACCAGCGACCGCATGCCCGCCGTCATCACGCGCTGGCTGGATGCCAAGCGCCCGGAGTGGTCCGACAAGACCGCAAAGGATCAGGACCGGATAGCCGGGATCATGAGCAAGCGGTTTGCCGAGTTCTCGCCGACCGAAGTCACCACACCCATCTGCGCGCAGTACCTGAAGACCTACGCAGCCCAGGCCCGCACGCACAACCTGCACCGCACCATGCTGTCTCAGGTGATGGCGTTTGCCGCCGTCGAGGGGCTGCGCGAGGGGCACAACCCGGTGTCCAACATCGCGCCCAAGCCATTGCAGGCCCGGCGCAGGATCGTCACCGACGACGAGGTGACAGCCCTCAAGGCATCAGCCCTGCTGCAGTCGCGCAACGGTGAGGCACTGGTGCAGATGATCGACCTGGCGATGCTGACCGGCCAGCGCATCAGCGATGTGCTGCGCATGCGCTGGCAGGATGTCGGCCCCGATGGCGTCACCGTCACCCAAGGCAAGGGCAAGGGCGCCGTGCGGCTGCTGATCGAATGGAGCCCAGCCCTGCGCGCTGCGGTGGACGCCTGCGCCGATGGTGGCGACCGCATCGGGCATCTGCTGAAGACGCAGAGCGGCCACGGCTACCGATACGCCGGGATCAGGTCGGCATGGGATCGTGCGTGCGCCAGAGCCGGCATTGAGGATCTGAACATCCACGACCTACGCGGCAGGGCTGGCGTCGATGCGCTGGAAGGCGCCGGCCAGGACGTTCGCGCAGCCCAGCGCCTGCTAGGCCACAGCGGCGAAGCGATGACCCGGGGCTACGTTGAGGGCAAGTACGCGAAGCGGGTGAAACCGGCCCGCTGAGTGTCTAAAAGGGTCGGAACACGCCGGGCTAAACCGGCCAGATTTCACGCGTCAAGAATTGGACAAACACCGCTGCAACCCGCGCCAACGCTTGATCGGAAGCCTGCCTTCTAAGCATCTGCCCACCCTATGAGCCGTGTCCAATTCCGGGCACATTGTCCAAATCCGACCCTAGCTCAACTGGATAGAGCACCCGCCTTCTAAGCGGGAGGTTGCCCGTTCGATCCGGGCGGGTCGGGCCACCACTACGGGAAAACCCGCATGACTGACGACACCCGCGCAGCTATGGCCCAAGCGCATCAGTAGGTGGATGGCCCACACTCCCCCAAAGGTGACAGCAGAGGGTCTGTCTACCTTCGCCCAGCCTTTGGAGTTGATCCAGGCCCAGCGCACCATGGCGGCTGCGATTCACTCGATGGCGGGGTTGTCAGTCACCTATTGCCCCATCCGTCTTGCGCGATACCTCGCAGACAGTTCGCACGGCGCGCAGTCGGTGTGTGGCCGCTGGCCGGTCTGTTGTGCGGTGGGGGTCGATGCAAACCCGCTAGCTGTTGCGCCACATCAGTCGCCGCTCTGGCTGACCGGAAAGGCGAAGACCCGTAGCGGGTGCCCATCCGTGCTTGGCGGCATTGACGCAGTGCGTCTACGGATGAGCCCATTACGGGCCTTCAGGGTCAATTGTGTGCCAACGCCGCCAAGCAGTGACAGGTGTGATTTTATACAGGTGCGGGCAAACCCGCAACACCTGGTGCGCGTTTCGTGATATTCGCGTGCGCGCTATTCTTGCACCTTCGGCTGACTCACCAGCCGCGTCACCATGAACAGGCCACCCAGCACCGCAGGGATGCTCTCAGGTGCTAGCCCAAGCCACGCAAGGATGGCTGATTGCTGATCTGGCGGGAGACTGCCGAACAGCACCGCAAGGGCTGCGACTTGCATGGACAGCATGCGCCACGAACGGCGCCAGTTCGGTATCAGGGCTGGCCGAGCCAGCGCGCCAGTTCTTCCAGCGCCGCCGCCCCTGCTAGAGCCACGCACAGCCAGGCCAACACCCCCTCGGGTGTCAGTTTCGGCAGTTTTAGCAGCCCCATCACTTTGCGGGTTAGGCTCATGCACCATTGTCGGCCCCTTTACTCTTTCGCACACCTGGCAGAGTTGACAGTTGCGGCCACGAGAAAACACACAGCCAAAACGCCGATCCTGCCTAGATCAAATTGCAGCAGCGCGGAACACTGCGCCTGCCCCGGTTCGACGTTCCACGGGCTGAAGATGTAGGCCACCGAACAACCTGCGACCATCAGTTCCTCGCACACCCACCAAGCCGCCACAAAGGCCGCTAGCGCGCTTTTCAGCTTCCACACCACCGCCACTAGCAGGCATGCCCTTGCAAACGCTCCTAGGGCATTCCAGGCCTGCGCCTGATGCTCTGCCGGGAACCACGCCCACCCGTAGTGAACGAGGATGCCTAGACCGATCAGGGCAGCACAAGAAACGGCATCTCGACGGTGGTTTCTATCGGCCAAAAGTGGTGAACCCGGTTGCACTTGTACTGAAGCACCGTCTGCATGATCGCCGGCCCAGGCTTCGCAGCAGGCGGAACGACAAACGCCACCGCCAGAACCCCGGGACTTCTGCGCTCCATGCTGGCGATTGCATCGGCTGATGCCTGTGATCTGCCAAGGTCAAAACGCGTGCCGTGACTGTCGAAAACGTACCGACTGAACTCCGTGTTGCAGCGCCTGGAAACGTAGCGAGTTACTTTGGCGCGGATGGTCACATAGTCGCCCGCTTGTGCTTCTGCTGGCTCCGATGTGTGCATCTCAAACGGTGGCTCTCTGTCGGCTGCGTAGTAGATCACCAGCAATGCAGCAAGGAACAGGATCACCCTTGCGACCCACTCAGTCGCAATGACAGCGTGATTGATGGTGCGGGCTATTTCCATAGGTCTTTCGCCAATCCAGTCAGCGACGACCACAGCAGATCCTTCAGAACCCAGGCGGCGGTCAGCCATGTGATCCATCCCCGGATTGCTTCCATCCGTGATTTTCGCCTAGCCTTGAGCCAATCCTCATGGTGTTTTTCTTCCGCGATGGCTTGCAGTCTTGCCCGCTCTGAATCGCTGAAGTCCGGCTTCTTGCTAACCACATGGCACCGCCTATTTCACCGGCTTCGGCCCGCCACCGCCGCCGCTTTTCTGCTGGTCATCTGCCATCTCGGACGCGTGATCCTGCATGCGCCGATGGCTGCGCCACGCCACATAGCAGGCAATCAGCACGCCCACTGCGATGATGGCCGACAGGGCCGCGAGGATGGTGCCGAGTGTTTCGATCATGGTCAGGCCAATGTGATGTTGCCAACGCGGGTCACGCCATCGCTGCCACGGTAGCTGATGCGCATGTTCGTATTGCTGGTCGGCGTGATCGCCATTTGCCCGTTGATCGTCAGCGTCGGCGCAGTGTTCGCCGGTTGCCAGATCATGTTCTTGGATGCATCGATGCGGAGGATCTCGCCCGCCGCATTGGAAAACGTGGCATAGGTCTGACTCGCCGGGATCTCGACGTCAAACGTCTGCGTGCCAGTCTGGTTCAGGCGCAGCCCGGCCAGCGTGCCGGCATTGGTCACAGCGTCGATGGTTTTGACGTTGACGTAACTGCTGCCCGCGCCGTTGCCTGCGATCAGGCCATCTTGACCCTGCACAGGCCCACGGCTGTAGATCATGGCCTGCGACTCGTTGTTGATCGCAAGCACAACGCCCGTCGCCGGGTTGAAGCCCATGCCGCCCTTGCCGTAGCCCAGCGGCAGGTACATGCCATAGCAGTTCGTGACCGCGCCCGCACCCGTGACGGTCGGCGCGTTGACGATCAGCCCGTAATAGTTCGTGAGCGTGCCCGCGCTCACAATGGGGCTGGTCACAAACGAGAACAGATTGCCGAACGTGCCCGACACAGCAAACTCGGACCCGACCTGATAGCAGGCATGGTGCCCGCTGACCGATGCGCCCACCGTCTTGGTGCGGTCGTCGAAACTGTTGTGGCTGACGTCGGTCCGGTTGTAGACGCTGCTGTCCGTGAAGCTGTGCGGGTTCAACCCACCGGCACCCTCCAGCACGCGGCTGACGACAACCTGCGCGTCTTCGCTGTTGTTGACGTTGTTGTCGCCAACCCACAGCACGCCTTCAAAACCGTCAGTGTCGTATGTGCGCGTGGTGGCGCCGCGCTTGTAGGAGCCTTTTGGCCTCCACACGATGCGGCCCGTGGCCGCAGCAGCCGTGAATGCCGCCGAACTGTCAGCCACGCCAGTGGGGTCTGCCCCGGTGAAGTCCAGCACGCTGATCCGGTCTTGCAGCCGCGTCGATGTCGCACGCGAAGCGCTGCCCGAGAAGCCCGGGTTGTAGAGGATGGACGCCGCGTTGTTGCCGGTGGCGTTGATGAAGCTGTTCACCGCAGATTCAAGCTGGGCCACGGTGATCGTGGACACAACCGGGGCGCCGCCGCCGTTGAAGGTCAGCAGCCTGTCGGAACGGCTCAACGCTGCCGGGAGTTCTGGCAACACCTCGCCGGCCGGTGCGCGCACGCTGGTGGGGCTGGCCTTTGAGCCGAAAACCAACTCCTGCAGCACCAGCCAGAGCCGGTCGAAGTCGGCATTGACAACCGCCGCCAGCAGGTCGCCGTTGTTCTGGTAGTCCGTCGAGCGAGTGACCGAACTGTTGCGCAGCAGCACCACACGCTGGCCCAGCGTCGGCGTGACCACCATGGTGACCGAACCACCCATGCCGGTGGTCACGCTGAAGTCAGCGCCCACCGTCTTGACCACGCCGTCAACCAGCACGGTCATGTCGCCCGCAGACAGAAGCTGGAACGAGAAGGCAAAGACGGCGCTTGTGCCGTTGGCGGTGTAGGCCTGAAGTGGGGTCTGCTGTGAAACGGCCATAAGCCCTCGCGCTGGTGGCGCGCAGGGTCAGTCCGTCAGCACAACCTCATGCACGCCCGCGCTTGGGCGCCAATCGTCGCGGTCTTGCTGGGTCGGAATCCCGTCAGAAGCCTGGGCCCGCACGATGCGCTCGGGCGTCTCGGCCACCGCGCCGGCCACCGCGTCGAGGTAGTCGTCGGGTTGCTCTCTGACTGCCGGGTTCCAGTCGCGCATCTGCTCGGGCAATGGCCCATCCAGCACAGACACATGCGCCCACAGTTGGCCGTCGGACAACAGCAGCGGCTCCAGGCTTTCCAGAATGCGCCGGTTCTTGTTCTGCGTGGCGGTGTCTTCCTTCACCCCGCAGGTCAGACGCTGCTGCTTCAGCGCCGCCTTAACCACGGCCGGGCTGAATTTGCCGATGCCGTTGGTCTCGATGGTCAGGCGCGGCAGCATGAACTGGCGGATCAGGTTGCACAGCCCCAGCACTTGCCCACCGATGATGGTCTTCCCGTCCTCGGCAAAGACGGCCACATCCCCGAGCAGCCGTTCAGTGCGGTGCAGGTAGCGCCGGCCGTCCTCGTCCTGCAGCACCACGGCCACGGCCGACACATCGCTGGTCAGCTTGCCGCTGGCCGGGTCCCACCGCATGGAAGCCGCCACGATCCGCACGCCGCCCAGCGTCATCACGGCCTCGCCGTTGGCGCGACGAATCGTCGGCTCCACGTCGTAGGGGATCAGCCGGTCGGGGTTGAGCCTGGTGTCGGTGATCGGCTTGGAGTGCAGTTGATACTGCGAATCCCACTCGTTGATGGTGCGCGTCTGCCGGCGCCGCTTCAGCATCTCGCTCGATGTGAAGCGCTCGGGCCAAGCGCTGCCGGCGTAGCAGTCCACCACCGCAGCCGGTGGCTTCTTGAACACCACGACCCGCCCGGTCAGCGTGTAGTCCTTGCCCGCAACCAGCAGCCGGGCCGGCTCACCGATGCCGCTGAAGATCATCTCGGGCGCGAACGGCAACGCATAGCGCACCTCGGTGGCCATTTCGATGCGGTGTTCATGTTCAAACATGCGGATGGTCAGGCAGTCCGCGCCGAGTCGCTGCTGCTCGTCATAGAGGCTGTCGTGTGTGTGGGGCGTGCCGATGAACAGCTTCCGGCCACCGGGCACCAGAATGTGCGTCTGCTCGCCCAGCCTGTAGCGCAGTTTTTCCCGCGCCTCGGGCGTCTGGATGTTGCGCGGCACCTCGACGTCGTCGTTCTGGCACTCGTCGGCCCGTGCCGAGGTGACGTTGGACAGGATGCCCTTGGCGTACATGCTCGCGTTGCGGGCGTCGGTGGCGCCATGCACCCACCACTGCTCGACCTCGCCCTCGCGCAACATGCCGGCAGTCAGCGGGTGTGCCGCAATCACGTTTTTCGTGTCGCGGCTGGTCTTGTACGCGGTCGGGTCGCTCTCGGACTGGTGCAGGATGCGGAACGTGGGGTCGCTGTAGTACCTCCAGGCGTTGTAGACGGCCAGCAGCGTGGACTTGCCGAACCCTCGGAAGCACCGCAACACCGCCAGGTCGCCCCGCGTCTCAAGCCAGTAGCAGGCGCGGATGTGGATGGCCGGCACCACCCAGCGCTGGCGCTCCGCCCACATCAGGAAGAACGCCAGGAAGGTGATCTTAGGCTTTGCCGCCATGCGTGCGCCTGTCGAATGCCGCCTTGCCAGCGCCAGATTGGATGCGACTCAGCGCCTTTGCAGCCTCCTTTTCGGCGCTGGCAATGATCTTGTCAAGGTCTGCGCCGTCGCCGTCCGCGCCCCCGCTTGCGTGGTGCGCCACCAGATCGAGCGTGTACTTCAAGACGCCGCCCGTTGCCATCGCCATCTTGCGGCACCAGTAGGCGTCGCCGCGCTCCTGTTGCGTCAGGTCAGCGGGTGGCCTGCCGCCGCACGTCCACTGGCTCGGGTCGGCGTTGGCGATGAACGTGTCGGCCAGCGCCTCGGACAGCGCCTGAATGCGTGCGATCTGGTCGGGTCTCATCAGTTCGCTCCTGCCATGGCCTCAAAACTCGGGGCGCGCTCGGGCGCGAAGTCGCCGCCCGGCGACCACCAGTAGTCCTGGCCCCAATCCTTGCGCGCCTTGTTCTGGATGCGCGACAGGTAGCCAGGGCTCATGGCCTCCTGCGCAGCATGCAGCCCGGCCTGGTCGAGCGCTGTCTTCGCGTACCAGAGATTGACCAGCGGCAGATGGCTGCGAGCGAATCGCATAGCCTCGGCGCCTGCGTGCGTCTGCTTGCCGGCGCGCATCTCGTCGAAGTTGCCCTTGGTCAGTTCGTACAGGTCGGCAGCGCTGCCGAAGGACGGCCCCAGCAGCAGGCGCCCGAAGCTGTCCATCGGGCTGCGGTCGTCGGTCGTGTCG